AGTTGAAATTGCCATTTATTAAGCAAAAGATTCAGCGTTTTCAGCAAAACCTATTTTCTGCAATGTTAATAAAATATATCCTGAAGCACTCACTGAAATAGCTTCTATATCACCACCAGTTGCACCAGTATTAGTTGCTGTATTTTTTATAACAGCACCATAATAAGTACCTGCACCTGTAATATCTATTGCTTCAACATCAGTTGCCGAGCCTTTAAATTGTAATTGTACACGACCCGTTATACCGTGAATAATATGTGTTATGTGTAACTTAGCACCGTTTGCGTGACTAACCAAAGCACTTGCATCAACAGCGGCCGCAGTGGTAGCAGAATCGTTGTCGAAGCTTAGTAATACTTTGGCGTGTGTTTTTGTATCTGATAATATTTTTGTAAATGTTGCCATAGTTTCTTTAAACTCCTAATTGTTCGTTTATTTCTTTGTCAAAATACTTATGTATATCTTCTTTCTTTATATTATATGAAGCAGTTACTTTTTCTATTGCTCCGTCAAATCTTGTAAGAATATCTTTTTGTTCGTTTTCTATTAATTTATAAATTTCTTTTATCCCCTTCTTCATTTTAGGTGATAAATCATTATAAGATTTAGAATCCATAAATCTATTTTCTTTTACGATATTACTAATTTTTGTTTTCATCAGCAACTGTTTCTGTTCTAGGTGCCGGACTAACAATTTCTGGTTTTGGATCGCTGTGTGGTTCAGCTTCAACTTGTCCTTGAAACAATACACCAGCAAGTTCTTTTCTTCTTGCTTCTAATGCGTCGCCAACCTTATTTCGTAATGCGTCCTTAAAAGCTTCACCAGCTTCAGCCGCTTGTCCTAATGACAATTTATCAATAAAACTTTTTACTTGCTCACTCATTTTTTTCTCCTTTTATATTTATAATAAAGTTTCAGTTTTCTTAGGTTTATCTATACCACCTAAAGAAGAATCTCCATCTGTAGGTTCTATAGGGCCTTCAGATTTTATAAGTTTATCTTGTTCTTTAATCTCTTTTTCAGATTGTTTGAAAATAAACTTTCTAATGTATTCTTGTGAAAAATACTTACCTACATATTTTTCTAAAGAATCTGCTAACAAAACACGGTCTTTTAACATTTCACTTTCTTTTAATTCAGCAAAATGGCCGTCTTGTAAAAAATCATACTTAATATTAGCCTGTATAACATTCCAATCTTCTTCACCAATAACACCTTTTAATATTAATTGTGTTTTTAAAAAGTCATTAAATAATTCTGTAAACTTTTTTCTTAATCTTTGTACAAACTTCGTAAATTTTAATTCATCTCTTGTAATTTCTGTTGAGCGGCCTAAACTAAAACCTGATGATGGTTCTAATCTACTTACAGGAACGTTTAATGAACGATAAAGTTTCTTTTGGAAATATTCTATATCGGCCATCTCACCAAGATTTTGGCCACCAGGTAGTGTAGCTATATCTGTTCCTCGTCCGCCTTCTCTTGTTGGTAACCAATAATCTTCCAACATATTCATATAACTTCTGTCATCTCTTATTTCGCCTGTATTGGCATCATAAACTAATTTATTTCGATAACGTGCCATCACATCTCGTAAATATTGTTCTGCCTTTTGTTTAGGCAAATTACCAACATCTATTTTGAAAATTCTTCTTTCAGGTGCTCTTGCAATACGATAAATTACAACAGCGTCCTCAATCATACGTAATTGATTTACTGGTTTAATTGCTTTATGTAAGTAAGACAAGATCATATTTTTATTTTGGTCTACTAAACCTGAAGAACAAAAAGCAATTGTATCGGCCGCTATTCTTACGCCTGAACCTGATGTTGAACCTGCAACACCTTTTTCATTGAACATAAAATATTCTTCATAATCATTTGTAATTGCTAAATCAACTGTACTTCTTATTTTTTTTAATTCTCTTACTTTTTTAATTTTACGTGGGTCAATATAACGCAATTCTGTTATACCGTTTTTAGTATTTTTTCTGTCAATAAGTTTTTGGTAAAATATTCTACCATCTACATACCATCTTCTAAATATTTCAAATCCTTTTGTATTGAAATTCATCAATTTCAATACGTTCATAAATTCTTCGTCTATTTTCTTTTTAACTTCTGGACCATAAGGCAAATCTTCTAGTATAACTCTTACAGATTCTTTTTCTTCACTAGAAACAATTGCTTCGTTGCAAATATCTTCTATTGCTTGGTCGCACTCTGGATGTAATGAGATTTCTCTATAACGTCTTACAAGGTCGGCTTCATTTTTAGCCGTGCCTTCCATATCAAGGTAAGAACCAAAATAACCTCCAGCAGCGACGGTTGTTGTACCGTCATCTGCTTGAGGTGTAGTAAAGTTTTGTTTTGGATCTTGCTCTTGCTTCTTTCTGGTTATTTGAAAACCAAATAGTTCAGCCATAATTTATATTCCTTTACTACTACTTATAATAGTTTTAAGTAGTCGTATTTGTTTCAAAAAATTGATAAGCAAAAGTTACAACAAACTGTTCAATCGCTGTTTGTTCGTCATAAGTTAAATCAATAGCGCCAACTTCTTTTGGAAAAGCACCTCTTAAAGTATATGATTTAACAGTATTACCGTTTCTGTCTAAGTGGTCAATAAATGCGTCCACTTGATAGTCAGCAGGATTTGTTAATCCTTCATTATCTGTCATATTGTTGATACCATTTTGCCATCTTTCAAAAGCATTTCTCACTTTGAAGTTTGTATCGTTATAAACTGTAACGGTCCAATCCGCAAATGTTCTATCTCCAGCTATTTTGATTGATCGACCTCTAAACTTAACGTCAACCTCACCAATAGTCATAGCAGGAATAGATGTAGCTCTACATAAGAAAGCCAGATCTTCTATTTCGCCACCAACTTGAGCGTAACCAGGAAAAGGCATTACTACCTTAAACTGATTGGCACGAGCGCCTCCGCCAGCAAGTTTAGCTTTGAAGTCATTAATGTTTGCCATTTTTTATTCTCCTATTCTAAAATTACCCAGCTACTTCTTCGAAAGAAACGCCAGTTCTAGTTGCAACGAATTGTAATGTGATAAAGTTGATACTTCTAGCAGGTTTAATAAAAATTTCTGCTATAAATTCATTTCTATCAATTACTTCGCCGGTGTTGTTAGTTTCATCACACACTACTAAAAAGTCTGTGATACCACGTCTGCCTTGTACCTCTCGTAAGAATGGCTCAACGATATTTCTAAAGTTTGCTCTAGTAAACTCGTCATTAAATTCAAACAATTGGAATTTAGAAGCAGTAGAGATTGCTTTTTCTAAAACTATAAACAATCTTCGTACATTGATTCTATCAAAAGCAGATGGAGCACTTAATCCAGTTTTATCACCGAAAAGCACTGTACCTTGTCCAGGAAAAGTAACGACTGCGTTAACTCTATTTCTGTATAGGTCATCTCTTTGTGTTTTATTTGGATTGAAAGCCAATCTAACTGCACCTCTAATAATACCTCTATTAAAGCCAGCTGGTGAATACCAACTATCTGCAACTAAATCAGTTCTTGCTGATAAACCAGCAATATCTCCGTTTAACGGCACAAATCTGTACACGTCATTATATCTATCGTACATATATTTGTAACCACTGTCAAATACAACATATGAAGATGAACGTATTGTGCTATAGAAGCCAACTACGTTACTTGTTTGTGTATTTGCATTTGCTACGTTAACAATGTCTGATCTTTCAGGTGATACGAAAGCAACTGCGTCTTTTCTATCTTCTGCAATTGATATTACGTTATCTACGTGAGTAGCGTCGCCTGGACCAGCAATAATTAAACCTACATCCACTGTTTCAGAATCTAGGAATTTTTCGTATGCTGTTTTCTTTTGTGCGTTAGTTATAGCAGAACCATCAGAACCACTTTGAAGTGATGTTGCTGTTGGTGTTGTAACTGCTGTAAATGTTACACCAGAAGCTGCGTTACCCCAGTTTGAACCTCCTGCATTATGATCCATCCAGTAAACATATTTTGACTTATTAAATATAACTGTAGGATAATAATTAGAGTCTCCTTGAGGTGATTTTGCGTCTGAAGCTTTAGAAAGTTTTTGATAAACTTCTAAAACTGTGTTTTGTGTTCCTGTTATTACACCATCTTCGTCAACCACTATTACGTGAATTTCATCATTTACTCCACTTCTTGCTGAAGCGTATGGTGAAGTTCCTGGTGCGCCAGAAACTTGATCGTAGAATCTCCATCTACGTCTAACATTACATCCGTTAGTAAGTGCTCTTTGTAAACCACCTGTATCTGAAGGATGTCTAACGATAGTAATAGTATTTGTACCCGTATTATTAGCAGTTACTCTATACTCGTGTCCATCATCATAATCACTTGTTGCAGCTGTTGTAGAAAAGTTAACTATATCGCCAACATTAAATCCTGTTGATGATGTTAATACCACTGTTGTATCTCCAACTGATGTTGAAGCATCGTTCAAAGTAGTTTTTACTGTTTCTTGGTATGCTGTTGCTGAAGGACATATTGAAACAAGTAAACTGTTTCCAAAAGCGCCTGCTGTTCTAGCAGCCCACTCGCCTACTGATCCTTGTCCTGAAGCATAGTTATTTGTATAATCTGTGTCGTTCTTAATAACAAATGAGCTGCCTGAAGCAACTGCGTTTGCTATTGAAGAATTTTGTGCTCGTACTACTCTCAATGCGTTTGAGTATTGTAGAAAGTTGGCAGCACTAAAAAAATCCTCAAAATTATCTGAGTCTGGTTTGCCAAACGTATCTACTAATTCTTGCTCGCTAGAAACCGTTACGATTTCATCTAAAGGACCTTTTCTAAACACACCTGCAAAAGCACCTACTGAAGTAGATACTGCTGGAATGATTCTTGTTAGGTCTCTTTCCTGTACGAGAACACCTGGTGATACTTGAAATGCCATTCGGTTTTCTCCTTTTTATAAATTAGCTAATTGTTTCATATAATCCAACATTCGTATTATTCATACGGCCATAGTCAAAATTTCATCTTGTATCTATTTATAAAATGCGTATTTTGTACATTTTATTCGCCTTTTCTTACTACAGGATGCCACGTTTCTCCATATTCATCTTTAAAAGGTTTAGTTTCTTCAGTTTCTATACCATCATCTATAAATCCAAAAGGCGCCATATCCTGTTCTATGATATTGGCCTGATCTTCATATAACTTAGACCTTACATCAGAATTACTTAATTCTTTAAAGTATGGTTGATTTGACAACCAGCCA